CGAGTATGCGCGCAAGCTACAGGAAGATGATGCTCGGGATAAGGTCTATGAGCTTTTGCGCGTTCTGATTCTGATGTCTTATGGCGAACTCGACGACGGTCTTTTCCGCAAGGTCAAGAACGAACAGCCGCTCTATGAGAACTTTGCAGCGTCAAAAGCGTTCCAGGTTCTCATCAACGAACTGTTTACCGCCGACGCAGAAGGCAACATTCCGGCTTTCTTTGAATTCATCGATGGTATCATGCCGGAGGAAGCCAAGGCGAAAGCAAACGACAAGGTGGTGCGTATCGATGCTCACTCTGGTGCTCAAGCCTAAAGAACAATTTAGCGAGAAAACAATGAAGTTAACGGAGATCCCGATGGCAGAGGTAAAACTCGAACACAGTCTCCTATCCATTTCAAAATGGGAGGCCAAATGGGAAGTTCCGTTTCTGACTGATACAGATCGAACGCCAGAACAAATGATGGATTACATCTTTTGTATGGCTATTGATCCGAAATACCTAAATGCATTGCGTTATGTCGATAATGAGGAAGTTTCGGCGATCAGCGCATACATTAATTCCAAGCAAACAGCGAGCACCGTTAAGCCGCCTAAAAGTGGAAATGGTCCTAATCAAGTCATCACCAGCGAATTGATTTATTCGTGGATGGCTCAGTATAGAATTCCTTATGCATGTGAAAAATGGCATTTGAATCGACTTTTGATTCACATTGCAATTATGGGCGCGCTTAATGACACAGATGGTAAGAAGAACAAGAAGAACGCTGCTCAGCGTTCCATGAACTTTGCGACGGAGAACGCTAGGCGGCTTGCTCAATCTGGTCTTCCAGGATAAAGAAAGGTTGGTTAACTATGCGTGACATCACAGCCCTAGCAAACACACTGTACGGGGACTATAAAGACGGACCTATACCGTATGCCTATGCTGCGCTAATGGGTCAAACACCGTCTGCTGCCGCAGCAAAAGCTAAGGCCAATCAGGTCATCAATGGCAAGAAGCCGTATCTCAAGTATTGGCTTCCTCCTTATGGGACTGGAACAGGGAGGCGCCTTCCCTACACAACGCAGTTTAAATCTCCCTGGTGGTGTGACTGCATCGGTTGGATCCGTATACTGTGTCTATACGATGCTAAGGTTAATCCGCTTCCGTTACCGAAGTCGAATACAAATGGCTATGTGATTAACGGAAAGAATTGGTACAATACTGCGGCGATGGACATCTCAGCCAACCAGATGCGCGCCAACTATGGTGGGAATAAGATCTCGACACTCCCTGAACCAAAACCAGACAAAGCGATCTTTGTTTCAATGGAGGGTCACATTGGTCTTTACGTTGGTAATGGTTGGGTCATCGAGCAAACCCCAGTACAACTTCAGAAGACGAAGTTTGCTGGGCGTGGATGGACGAGTTGGGGATACATTCCAACCAAATGGCGGGACTTTATAGAGGTAACTGTTGGCCTTGGGAAGACTATGGATGTCTCTGTAAAGGGGAAAGATACCGCTTACAATCCTCAGGAAGCGAATGCTCCAGCGATTCCTACAGATCCAGATTATGAGAATTATACTGTAGTCAAAGGCGACACATTGTGGGAGATCGCGAACAAAACACTTAATAACGGAAATCGATTCCGTGAGATTCTCTTCCCAGATGGGAAACAATGCTCCATCGACAATCGGCATGGTGGCAATGGCTGGTTAAAGGTTGGAGAAACTTTACTCATTCCGAGAAAGTGAGGCGATCGCATGCGCGTCACAAAACTACCCACCGCTCCCGGTCGTAAAATTCAAAATGGGAGTAAAAATGAGTCGTAAGGACTTTACATTGAGTCCTTTGACCGGCGTGACCGAGACTTTTTTTAAGAGGGCCCGAGACATAGATCGTGTTGCGCTTGATGTTCTGAATAATCACGGACAAAGAGGTGTAACTGCTCTAGCTGCGGCCACTCCGGAGGATTCCGGGTTAACTGCTCGGTCATGGCGTTATGAGGTCGTGAAGACCCAGAAGGGGTATCGTGTCGATTGGTATAATGATAACATCTCCGAGGGCGGAGCTATCGTTGCGATACTCCTTCAATACGGTCACGGCACAAGAGGAGGCACCTTCGTGCAGGGGACAGATTATGTAAACCCTGCGATGCAATCCATATTTGATTCTGCAGCCGAGAACATATGGAAGGAGGTCCAGTAAAAAAGAATGGCTTACGAAGTTGATTCAAGAGTCGTATCCATGAACTACAATGGCGACGACTTTCTCAAAGGGATCATTGAATCAGACTCAAAATTTGAGCAATTCAAAGCTACGATCTCCGATTCCGATAGCATAACAAAAGCGCTCGACAAGATTGCTGATAAATTTAGCATGTTAAACGTTGTTGGCACTACTGCAGTAGCAAAGTTAACAACGAATCTGATGAGCGCAACAAAGGGTCTCTATGACAAAACGCTTGGTCAAATTTTGACTGGCGGCAAGTCAAGAGCCCTCAACATCGAACAGGCCAAATTCCAGTTCCGAGGTCTTGGGATGGATGTCGAAGCGTCAATGGCTTCGGCTCTTGAGGCTGTGAAAGGAACGGCATATGGTTTGGATGCGGCGGCTAAGGCTGCTGCTCAGTTTGGTGCCTCCGGTATGACTGCGGGAGAGGACATGACCAGAGCCCTAAAGGGAATTGCTGGCGTCGCTGCCATGTCGAATAGCTCGTTCGAAGACATTAGTCGAATTTTCACGACAGCTTCAAGTAACGGCAAGATTATGACTATGCAGCTTCGACAGTTGTCTAGTCGTGGTTTGAATGCTTCGGCTGCTTTGGCGAAGTCTCTTGGTAAAACTGAAGAGCAAATCAACGACATGGTCTCGAAAGGCCAAGTCAGCTTCAAGATGTTCTCTGACGCCATGAGTGATACTTTTGGTGAGCATGCTAAAGCAGCAAACAAGACGTTCGAAGGCTCCATGTCTAACATGAAAGCTGCTTTGTCCAGAATCGGTGCGAATTTCTTTACGCCGTTCCTGGAGAACGCAAAGAACGTATTCAACGTAATTACACCGCTCATTGATAAATTCAACGACTCTTTGAAACCGGCCTTCACAATGTGGGAGAGATTCTCACGGGTGAAGTTTGAGGATGAAGAGGGTCTTAAGGTCATGGTCGGCGACCTACAAAACGCGGGTGTTACTTCTGAGTATGCTCTTGAGAGTGCTCGTCGTGGCGTCGCTGGACTAACAAAAGAAACAAATGGTTCCTATAACGCCATTCAAAAACTCTATACAGAGTTGGCGCAGACTGGAAAGATTGATCTCACCCCAAAATTCTCGGCTGAAGGAATAAAGGCACTTAAAGATCTTGCGCGGATTGACCCTGATTTTAAAAACTGGGAAAACATGCCGTTTGATGATCTTAAAAAACAGCTGGACAAGGTAATTGAGGGTGGGATGCCTTTTGAGTACATTGTTCCGGCATCCGAGGAAGTTAGGACAACAATTCAAGCGCTAGTAAAGGACCTTGGTAGAGACGAAGACGACGTTGCAAACATGCTTCAGAATGGTCAAATCAGCTTCGAGCAGTTTACGAAGGCGCTGGATTCTGTTTATGGCGGTCTCACTGATGTTGAGAGAATGTATTCGGAGATAGCTCAAACAGGGAAATTCGTATATACTCCCAAAATTTCCGAGCAAGGCGTCATTAACCTCCAAAAGCTTGCAGAAGTTCATCCAAGTTTTAAGGGTTGGGAAAAGATGCCTTTTGACGAGTTGTATAAGCAACTTGAATCTTTGCCAGATTTTACAGATTATTTCGACTATTTCGAAATGGCTCCTGATGGAATTCGAGATGCTGTAAGTAAACTATCCGATGCTCTTGGGAAGAGCGAAGGCGAAATTGAGCAGATGCTTGCGCAAGGCAAGATCAGCATCGAAGAGTTTGCAAAAGCTCTAGATATGGAGCCCGATCTTAAATTCGGTGGCGCGACAATGGAGCTTGCCGGTTTTGGTAAAGTTCTTGCCGGTGTTGGGAACATTCTGAATGCTGTTAAACCGTTTATCGAAGCTCTCATAGGCTCATTTAAAGAAGTCTTCGGAATTATCAGCGATAATGATATTACGTCATTAGCTGATGGCTTCTTGGAGTTTACAAAGAACATAAAACCGTCCGAAGAGTCTATAAAGCGTTTCGGAAACGCTATGAAGTTAGTATTTTCCATAGGTAAGGTTGTCCTTGATTGGATTATTGCCATCGGAAAAGGCGCGTGGCAATTGATATCTGCGCTTAAACCATTAGGGATGCTCATTATGGATGTCTTTAGTGGTTTGGGCGGCTCGACAAACATTGTCGCCGCAAATACGAAAGCAATCGACGTATTCTCAAACGCGATCGAATGGCTTGCTGGGAAACTTCTGAAAGTTACTACCTGGATTCGTGAGATGGCTCATACACTTTGGAACATTCTTGCGCCAGTTCTTAAACCCGTTTGGGAGATGGTGAAGGCATTCTTCAGCTTCCTAGCGGATATTCTGGGTGGTTCTAAGAAGAAGTTTGATAACTTCGGCGATGCAGCCGCTTCGGCATTCAAATCGATGGGTGAACGGCTTCAGAAAGTGCAAGCCGATTTTGCTCGCTGGGGCGAAACAATCAAGGAATGGGCAGCGAAGATTCGAGTTTGGCTTGACCCAATCATCAAGAAGATTCAGGAATTCGCTGACTCATTTAAACAGAAAGTTGATACGCAGGGTCTCTTTGGGGCTTTAAAATCTTTGCCCCTTGGTAAAATTGCTGCCGGAATCCTCGGTATTTGGGCTGCAATCAAGGTGGGAAAGGGCGTTACTGGGATATTTAAGACCATCAAGGGCGTTAAAGCCGGAATTGATGGTTTCTTTAAACTCTTAAAAGACCCACCGAAGAAACTTACTATATTCGATAAGCTAAAGGAAAGTTTAGTTCCACTTCAGAAGTTGTTAAAGGCGAGCGCAATCCTTGCAATTGCAGCGGCAATACTGATGCTGGTTGTTGCGTTGACAAAGTTAGCAGCATTGGATCCAAAAGCCATGCTTATAGGTCTTGGTGGTTTAGCTGGTGTCTTTGGTATACTTATCGGCGCCTTAAAAGGAATCGAAGTTGTAACAAAGAACGTAAAGCCATCAAAACTTATGGGTATTGCGGTCGTGATGATCGCGATGGGTGTGGCTGTTAATATTTTAGCAAACGCTGTTGTTAAACTTAGCGCTCTGAGTTGGAAAGAACTCGGCATAGGTTTAACCGGCGTTGCTGGTTCAATGGCTGCATTTGCTGGTGCGATTATGCTGCTTTCGCTGGTAAAACCAACAAAACTTTTGAGTATTTCTGTTGTGCTTTTGGCGATGGGTACTGCTGTTGCGATCGTTACAAAATCGATAATTTCGTTTTCTGAGCTTGGCTGGAAAGAAATCGGTAAAGGTTTGCTAACTTTCGCTGGGGCTTTGGCTGGTTTTGTCGGAGCAATTATGCTTCTTTCACTAGTTAAACCAACAAAACTTCTGGGCATTTCAGCGGTTCTTTTGTCGATGGCCTTGGCTATCAAAATTGTGACTAATTCAATACTCGAGTTTTCTAAGTTAAATTGGAAACAAATGGGTGTTGGACTTATTACGTTTGTTGCAGCGCTTGGTGCCTTTATTGGTGGCATTATGCTACTTTCGCTGGTTAAACCGACAAAGTTAATTGGGATATCTGTGGCGCTTATAGCTATGGGCATCGCTGTTAAAACGGTGACTAACTCTATCCTATCGTTTTCTAACCTTAGCTGGAAACAAATGGGTGTTGGATTGATTACTTTTGTTGCTGCTCTTGCTGCGTTTGTCGGTGGCATCATGCTGTTATCGCTCATTAAACCAACAAAGCTCGTTGGGATTTCACTTGTGCTACTAACGATGGGAATAGCAATAAAAACTGTAACCGCATCCATTCTCGCATTTTCTGAATTAAACTGGAAACAAATGGGTGTTGGGTTACTTACTTTCGTTGGGGCTTTGGCGGCGTTTGTCGGTGGCATTATGCTTCTTTCGCTGATCAAGCCTACAAAACTTGCGGGCATTTCGTTGGTGCTTCTAACAATGGCAATTGCAATTAAAACTGTAACCGGATCGATTCTTTCTTTCTCGGCACTCAATTGGAAACAAATGGGTGTCGGGTTGATTACTTTTGTTGCTGCTTTGGGTGCTCTTGTTGGAGGCATTATGTTGCTGTCCCTCATCAAACCGACAAAATTAGCGGGGATATCTGCTGTACTCCTAACAATGGCCATAGCGATTAAAATGGTTACCGGATCGATTCTATCTTTCTCTGCTCTAGGTTGGAAAGAGATGGGTGTAGGATTAATCATTTTTGTTGCTGCATTAGGAGCACTTGTTGGCGGTATCATGCTGTTGTCACTAGTAAAACCGGAGAAGTTAGCAAGTATATCTCTTGTGCTTTTGACTATGGCAGTAGCGATTAAAACTGTAACGGGGTCTATTCTTGCGTTCTCAGCGATGAGTTGGCAAGAGATGGGCGTTGGCCTGATTACATTTTCCGCAGCGCTTGGCGTTCTTGTCGGCGGTATTATGTTATTGTCGTTGGTAAAACCAGAGAAACTTCTTGGGATATCTGTAACGATGATCGCAATGGCGCTAGCAATTAAGATCTTAACCAATTCAATTCTCGCATTCTCAGGAATGAGTTGGGGAGAGATGGCCGTTGGCCTTGTTGCTTTTGGGGCAGCGATGCTTATCATGGTTGGATCTTTGGCATTATTGTCATTGATTGGACCTAGCAAACTTATTGCCACTGCCGGTGCTATGGTTATTGTTGCTGGAGCCGTAGCAATCATGGCCTTATCCATTAAGATTCTAGCTGGAATTCCGTGGAAGCAATTATTAGCGGCTGGTCTTATCTTAGTAGGTATGCTTGCAGCTCTTGCTG